GGGCGCAGGGACACCTGGGACCACGGCCCCACTCCGCCCGTGGTGCAGGGGGAAGCAAGGAAGACGAAGGCCTCCCCCACAAACCGACACCCCACTGTGTCCACCATCACCCTTCTGTGCCTTGACTTCCCGAGCGGGAAACGGGAAACTAGGACCAACAACGCGATAGACCTCAACCCCACCAAGGAGGAACCAAATGAACACCGCCCCTCAGATCCCCAGCCGAGCAGCCACCACCCTGATCACCTGGATCGCGACCCTCTCAATCGTCGCCGTGCTTGGAGCAGTCATCGGCCTGCTCGCCGGCGGGGTCGGCCCAGCCACCATCCCAGCCCTGGTCATCGGCCTGCCTGTCGCCATCAAGGCCACCCGGTCCAGCAACCGCAGGAAGGGCATCCTCCGCCGCGCAGACGCCCTCGCGGCCCGCAGCTAGTACCCAGGACCGGCAAGCGCCTAACAGCCCCCAGACCCCCAGAAAGGACACCCCATGCATCTGCCGCCCTCCACCCAGGACAGCGTCGCCACCCAGATCGCCGACTACATCCGCCTGACCGCCATCGGCTACAGGGCAATAGCCACCCGCGTCGGCCAGGCCGGCTACCCGGACGCCGCAGTCGTAGCCATCACCAAGACCGGCCAGACGGACTGCACCGCCAAGGTCGCCGTCCACCACAACCGCCTCGTCTACGTGTCAGCCTCCGGGACGCACGTCTCATACCCGATCCGCTGGACAGACGCCGGGCGCATCACCAACGCATTCCTCTCCATGGAGCACAACTGATGTTCCGCCGAAGGAAGCCACCCGCCGCACCGGAGCTCGCCAACAACATCGCCCGCGACATCGCCCAACGAGGATGGCCGGCCGAAGCCAAGGCAGTAACCGTCCGCTCCCAGTTCGGGGACGCCATCCGCTGGTCAGTGATCATCCCGGCCCGCGGGGTCGCAGTCATCAACGACGAACTCCGCATCGTGGTCGCCTCCTCGAACCGTCCAATCCCCCAGGCGCCCTCGTTCAGCCACACCAACACAGAAGCCGACGCCGAACAAATCCTCAGGAACCTTCCACTGTCATGAACATCCCCGAGAACACCACCCCCAACAAACGAGCCCGATCCGCCAAGAGGTACGCGGCGTCCTACCGGCGCAGGATCGAACGGATCAAAGCCGCCGACTGGAGTCGCGTCACCTACACCGACCCAGCCACCGGACGCGCCCAGACAATCAATATCCGCCACAGCTGAAACCGCCAACATGACACCCGAGGGCATTCCCGTCGCCCTCAAGCCCACCAACCAAAAGGAGCCATTCATGTCACCACTCACACAGTCCCGCCTCCTCCTCCCTCTCCTGACCGCCATCCGCGACCACCTTGCCGTCACGGAATACGCCGCTTTCCGTCGCACCACCCACGGCTCCCCCTACATCGAGGCCCGCACGGAGAGAGCCACCATGACCGCGTCAGTCACTGACGACGGCCTGTACGCCCTCGACGCAGGCGGCAGCAGATACGCCTGCGACCCTCACGCAAGCCAGGACGTCATCAACAACACCGTCCGCAGAGCCCTCAACGACGCACGCGAGGCATGGTCATGATCAGCCGGTTCGCCCCCAGACAGGACAGGGCCCCTATGGCAAGAGTCATCGCCGAGTGCTGCCTGCGACACCACCCCGGTCCGCAGTTCATCATCGACGAGCCACTCACGGACAGCGAACCGGCCCGCCTGTTCATCTTCACAGACCAGCAAGATCTCCTCACCGCCCGCGTCGGCGAAGCCGGCGTCACCATCCAAGCGGGGCGCTCCCACGCGGATGTCCCCTACCGATGCGACTCGCACCCCGCCGACGTAGCCGCATCCCTCCTCGGAACAGTCATGAAAGGAACCCTCTGATGGACCGCATCGAACACGCCAAGATCGTCTCCCAATCCTCTCTCATCCCCGCCGAATACCGCGGCAAGCCCGCCGACATCATCTGGGCGATGGACATCGGAGACGCCCTCGGCGTCCCCTACACGCAAGTCATGCAGTCCATGGTCGTAGCCCGCGGCAAGATGACTATGTCCGCTGACCTCATGGGAGCGATCGTCCGCAGGGCCGGCCATAAGCTCCGCATCCACGAAGACGGCAACAGCGTCACCGCCAGCATCGTCCGCGCCGACGACCCCGACTACGAGTTCACTGTCACCTGGGATGAGAAGAAAGCCCGCGAGGCAGGCCTGTGGGGCAACCGGGGGCCGTGGACCCAGTACCCCCGGCAGATGCTCCGCGCCCGCGCCATCACCGAGGTGTGCCGCCAGGGCGCGTCAGACGCCCTCGCTGGGAACGTGTACACCGCAGAAGAGCTCACCAGCGAGCCTCAGAGGCCGCAGGAGAGCCCAACGGAGGCGCCCCCGACCAGCAGAGGGGACGCTCAGGGAAAGGCCCGCAGAATCGCCGAGAACGCTCACGGCCCCAAGGACGTTCCGCCGCCCACTGAACGGAAGCACGAAGCCGGGATTATCCCCGACAGCCCCACCACGGCCCCCGCATCCACCCCCGAGCCCGGCTCCGAGCAGGAAGCCCGCCGCAACATGACCCGCACCATGCTCATGGACTACTGCAAGGAAACCGGCGGCAGCCCCGGTGACGTGTGGAAGCGCGCCCAGGAAGGAGGAGCCAGCATGGACAACCCCGACTCCCTGGAGGCCGTGTTCATGACCTGGCAGGCCGGCCGGAACCCGAAGGCTGACCAGTGACCGCGATTCCCGCCACCATCGTCACGCCGATCGGGCTGCAGCGGCGGGTGCTGTCGCTCATGTGGATCGGCTACGACGAGCACCGCATCGCCCGTGCGGCAGACGTCTCACCGCGCGCAGTTGCAAAGGGACGCGCAGGCGAGTATGTTGATCCCGAGGCAAGACTCCGTCTAGCCTGCGCATGGCAGCGGCTCCAATGCCGCCCCATCCCCCCGAACAAGACCTCCATAGCCGCCCACAAGACCTCCGTCATCGCAGGCGGCCACTCCCCCCTCGCCTGGGAGGAGAGCGAGATCGACGCCTACCGCTCCGAACCTCACGACCTCACCCGCGGGAGAGACCGCTCCCCGTGGAGCACACACTGAAAGGAACCACCACCATGAAGGTCACCATCCAGAAAGTCATGAACGTTGAGTCGCCCTCCAGGGCGCACGCCACGGACGCCGGCCTGGACCTGTACGTCCCCGAAGGGCAGGGATGCCTCGTCCGCCGTGGCGCCGTGTACACGATCGACCTCGGCATCCGAGTTGCCATCCCCGACGGCTACTACGGGCAGCTGACTCTCCGGTCCTCAGCCGGGATGAAAGGCCTGACCATGCCTCATGGCATCGGCGTCATCGATGCCGGCTACCGCGGCAATGTCAAGGTGGCCGTCACCACCCTCACCGAGCCGGTGTTGATCGACGCCGGCGAACGGATCTGCCAGCTGATCATCCGGCCGTGCCCCTCTGTCGACGTGCGGGTCGGCGTCGTGGATGCCGGCACTGACCGCGGCCGGGGCGGATTCGGATCCACTGGCACCGGCGCCACAATCCGCGACTACGCCACACAGACGGCCGGCAGCCTCACCATCGGCCGCCTCGCAGGACAGTTGACGGACGCCGCATTCCGGTACGGCAACAGCACCCCTGTCGCCGTCGTCGCCGGCGGCGGCATCGGATTCGAACAGGCGGACGGCCTGCTCATGATCAACGCAGTCAAGACCGGGCACGCCGGCGGGTGGGACCAGTACCGCGCCGACGCCGACGGCACTCCCATGGCGGTGATCTCATGACTGACAACGTGAACCACCCCGCCCACTACACGCAGTGGCCCGTCGAGGTCATTGACCTGACCGAGCGGGAAATGTTCCCGATTGGCAATGTCTTGAAGTACGCGCTCCGGGCCGGCACCAAGTTCGACAACACGTACGAGGAGGACATGGCGAAGGCCTGCTGGTATGCACGCCGGCACGTAGACAACGTCGCCGCACGCAGCTCCCGGCACGCCGGCCTCGACTCGCTGCAGGAGCACTTCGCCGCTGCGGACGCATATCTGGCCTCCAGGCAGGAAGACACCACAGATATGCGCAACTACCTGCAGAACCAGCTGGCCGTCGTCTACCGTCAGATCGAGGAAGAGGTGCACGAACCATGGGACGCAACCTGAGATCCGCGAAAGCGGCTGGCAGCCGATTCGAACGACTCATCGCCGACCACCTCGACGACCGCCTCGAAGGCTGCCACATCGATAGGCAGGTCAAGACCGGCGCCGCCGACTCCGGCGACCTGTACGGCGTCACCTGCCGCGGCCGGCAGATCGCCATTGAGTGCAAAAACGTCACCAAAATGGGGTTGCCTCAATGGCTGCGGGAGGCGCATACTGAGGCATCGAACATCGGAGGCCTGACCGGCATCGTCATCCACAAACGCCACGGCAACGCCAAAGCCGGCGACCAATGGGTGACCATGACCGTCACAGACCTCATCACCATCCTGAACTGCGCCAACAGAAAGGACCCCGCAGAATGACCGCCCAGGTAGTCACAGCCGAGGAGCTCATCGAGTACCTCACCGACATCATCGATGAGCACGGCGACATTCCAGTCATCATCGACAGCGAAACCTCCGGCGCAGTCGAATCGGTCGGGCGCCCCGTAGTGCTGTCCGTCATCCCCGCCGGAGAAGTGGGCGGCTTCCAGGCATACGAGTACGCCCGCCAGGAAGACGCCCCCCGCACCAAAGCCGCCCTTATCAACTGAAGGAGCCCCACACCATGGCCGTTGAGACCGTCACCACCGGAACCCTCGTCAAGGACCCCGAGGTCCACTACGCACAGTCCGGCACCCCCATCACCTCCCTCCGCATCGGCGCCACACGCCGCGCGAAGGACAAATCCACCGGCAGGTGGGACGACGACGGAGCCCCCCTGTACGTGTCAGCCGCCCTGTTCGGAGACGAGAACACCTACCTTGCGGACACCCTCAAGAAAGGAGACCGAGTTACTGTCACCGGCACAATGACCCTCCGAGAGTGGCATGCCGGGGAGAAGGCCGGCATCGACCACGACCTGCGGAACTGCCGCCTCTGCGGGTACGTCCGCAGAGCCGACCGGGACGGCGAGACCCGAGGCCAGTACCAGCCCGGCCAGCTCGGCCAGGCCGCAGCCGACCCGATGACAGGACAGGCCAACTTCAGCGACTGCCCGTTCTGAGACGCCTGACGGCGGGGGCTGACGTCAGTCGGCCCCCGCCCCCCTCAACCCCACACCTCATAAACAAGGAGAAACAACCCATGGCTTCATATGAGATCTACATCGCCGACCAGCCCGGCTGCCAGCAGTGCCGCTCCTCCAAGCGGTACCTCACCAAGAACAGCACCCCCTACATGGAAGTGCGCTTCAAGGACGACAAGACCGCCCAGGAGCTCGCCGCCGAGCACAACTACGCGAGCGCCCCCGTCTGCTACGTCGCCGACCGGAACACCGGACGCGTCTACGACTCGTGGGCCGGCTTCAACATGTTCAAGCTCCGCCAATGGGTTAACAACTACAAGGCGGGAGAGTGACATGTCACCCCTCGACGAAGCCATCATTGCGAACGACGCCCTCCCCCAGCATCAGCGGCGCACCAACCAAGCCATCGCCGACGAATACGGCACCAGCGAAGCCGCCGTCCGCCGCCACAGGAAAGCCCTGAAGCGCCGCTCCGAGCGACGCCAGCAGGGTACGGACGCGTACTTCGGGGTCCCCACCGAGGCGGTCACCACCCGCGGGAAGACAGTCCGCTTGGCCGACGGTTCCTATGAGAAGATCACTTGGAGCCCCGGCGCGGCTGAGCGGGCAGAAGCAAAACGCCTCGCCTACGACGACATTGCTCCCCTGTTCGCCGAAAAGCCGGCGCCGGCCGCAGACCGCCCCCGGAAGGGCACGTACGTGGTTGTCATCTCCGACATGCAGATCGGCAAGACAGACGCCCGCGGCGGCACGAAGGAGACCGTCCAGGCGGTCCGGTCAGCGATTGCCCAGATCGCCGTCCAGGCCGCCGCCCACGACGAGGTCATCATGGTGGACTGCGGCGACAGTACAGAGAATTTCACGAACACGGTCAGTCAGGCACAGACCTGCGACATGGGCCTCGTCGAGCAGATCCGCACCGCCCAGGCGGTTCTCGCGGACTGTGTCCGACAGCTCGCCCACGCCTGCCCGTCAGTCACCTACGTCGCGGTGCCCTCCAACCACTGCCAGGTCCGAACGGGGATCGGACGCAGCAACCGCGCAAACATCGCCGCAGACGACTACGGACTCCTGATCCAATCGAACATTCAGATGGCCGTGGAGGGGCGTCCCGGCTACGAGGGCGTGGGGTTTGCGGCCCCCTCGCCACGCCTCGAGTCGCTGACCGTGCGCGCGCAGGACGGCACGGTCATGGGCGTCACTCACGGTCACGCTGCCGGCTCGAAGGGCAGGGTCTCCGATTGGTTTCGCGGGCAAGCGTTCGGCTGTGTCGCCGGCATGCAAGACGCCCGCGTGCTGCTGCACGGTCACTGGCACTCATTCTCCGTGCAGACCGTCGGAGATAGCCGACAGATCATCTGCGCCCCGACTGTCGACCCGGGGAGCAGCTGGTTCCAGAACGCCAGCGGCGAGTCATCCAAACCGGCGCTCCTGACGTTCGAACTGGGAGGCGGCACCTCGTCGGACTGGCGCCTCTGGTCCTGACATCCCCAACAACCGAGTGCCGCTAATTGCCTGACGGGTTGTCGCGCTCTTAGAGTGCGCCCCCATAGCGGCCCGCAGTCCGGCCCCCTCAACCATCACAGCGTTCGAGGGGGCCGGGCTTTCCCCGCCATCCCAACGACCCGCCGCACGCGTGGGCGAAACCACAGTCGAGCGGGTTGACGGCAGCCGCACGCAGTGGAAGCATTACTTACATCCGATCAGCTAACCGATCAGAAAGGAAACGGACATGACCGCCCCAACCCCGAGGAGGGCCGCCCCCTCCTCGGGTGCCACCGAAGGACACCCCATGAACGCCGCAACAATCGCTCGCATCGCCGCCTGGAACGTCATCGCCGACACCGACCTTCCCGCCGGCACCAAGGTCACCGTCAAAGACGGCTGGGTCAGCCTCCACCCCCGCAGCGGACAGCCGGCCCGCATCCCCTACGGCCCCGAGAGCACCCTCGGAGGCCTCTACGACGACCTCAGGGACGCGGCCCAGGCAGCCACCCAGGCGGACCGCTGACAGGCCGTCAGGCGGCCCTAGCCCTCCCCAGAAAGGAACGCAGAAGTGATGTACCCCCACCAGCCGACACGACCAACCCCCATCGAAAACGTCTCCGCGGGCAGCCTCATCATCCGAGAAGGGGCCACCTGGAGGGTCGAGTCCAACGCCCCGACCCCCGGCCGGCCCGCCTACCGGACCCTCACCCTCCGAGGGGGACACGCGGGCACCCAGAAAGGCTCCTACGCCACCGCCCCCGCCGGGTCCATCGTCATCGTCCGCACCATCTGAAAGGAACCACCAGCATGCGTCACGCCGCCCCCCACACCACCATCGACCGCAAACTCAACCGGGCTAACCAGATCGCCTTCGGCGCCGTCGTCTACACCATCGCCGCACTCACAACCGCCCTCACCACCCTCGGCTCCGCCCTTGCCTTCTGGGGCCTCTGGCAGTGGCTGGGGGTGAACTAATGACCCCCGCAGGAGTCGTCAGCGAGGCCCTCACTATCATCGACGCGTGCGGCCTTGACCGCACCCGGCTGAAAGTGGCTACCGGCCCCCACGAAGCCATCATCCGCAGAGGCCGGAAGCCCTCAGGAATCCGCGTAACCCTCACCCGTCGGGGCGTCACCTGGTATGTGACCGGCGGAGGCGTCCGCTGGCGGGGGACCAGCCGCCACTCCGCAGCCACCCAGATCGCCCACATCATCGAGGTCGGATGGAGGTGACGGCGGTCTGGGAGGCCTATCGGCAGGCGCCATCATCGCCACCAGACCAACCCCCCACCTGAGCAAAGCCGCCGCGTACTCCTCCAGCCGGAACGCGCGGATGCGGAGGCGGTGCGCTTCCTCCTCAGCGAGGTCGCGCGCCGCCTCCGCTTTCTCACGCCCTTCCTCCAGGAGCTGCACCCTGCGAGTCAGCGCCCTTGTGATCGCCTCCAACGCCTCAACGCGTCGGTCCGCAGTTCTGTCCGCCCTCGCAAACAACCAGCCCACCCACGAGGCGACGCCAGCCAGAGCGGCGCCGATCAGCTCTGCCGGGAGCGGAGGAAAAGAAATCTCATGCATGCGCCAAGTGTCCCACTAGGGAAATGCCGCGCCACTCACGCCAACGGGGCGTATATCATCGGAGCAATCCGCTTGCCGCCGCCATTCGCCGGCACGTTCGTGACCACCGTCTTGTTGGGCCACACCTCGATCGTTGCCCCGTCGGACGTGCCGTCCGTCCTCAGAAGCGGGTAGCAAGTCCTCTGCGGCTTCCGGTCGCCAAGTACCGCCGGCGGGATCGTCGCAAGCCGCTTCTGCCCGACCGTGGGGACTGTCAAGGTCCCCCACTCCGAGCGGGGCCCCACGCACAATGCATTCCCCTCGAGGGCAGCAATGAACGTGTCGCCGGGTGTAGCGTCACCCGAGAACGTCACCCACGATGTCGGCGCTGGCTCCGACCCGCCGGCCGACAAGGCAGCCACTCCACCGCGACCCAGTACCGGCAATGCGGCGACAACTTCCACCCAGGCTTTCATTGTCTCCGGGTGGGTGGCGCGCACGTCAAACCCGTTGTAGTCGCCGACATTCCACAAGCCGACCCCCGACAGTCCGGACGCGGCGACACACGGAACCAGTGCGCGGAACTTCGCAGCCCTGACAGAGTCAGCCGTACCGTCCGAGTTGAACCCGCACTCCTCCATGAGGGCGAGCTTCCCGCCGGACTGGGCTACGTCCACGAACCTGGAGATGCCAGGCTTCAGTTTCGCCGGCTCGTCGTACCCGTGGAACGTGAGCGCGTCCACCCACGGCACGGCAGCGAGCCGGTCCACCGCGTCGCCGTACGCCCCCCGGTCAGGACCATCGGAGTTCAGATGGTTGAAACCACCCGCGGTGATCGGCCCGTCATAGTCCAGCTTCCGAACCGCAATCGCCTGCTGCCGAATCGCCCACAAATACTGGTCCGGAGACTTCGCCTGCTGGGTCGGGTTGTTGTCGCCCCACAGGATGTCAGGTTCCCCCGACAACGCCACAGCAGACACCTCGGGGGCATGCGCGTAGTCATAGTCGGCACCGGGGAACTGCCTGCCGAGGATCTGCGCCATCGGCGACAACCATGCAGGCCACTCCAGGAAGTACGGGTTCGTCTTCTCTTTGATCAGAAGGTTCCGGTAGTACGAGAAGTCGATGATGATACGGAAGCCGGCGTCCACGGCGGCGCGCACCTTGTTATCCATCTCGCCGAGCTTGTCCCCGACGTTGGCGGCCGCCTGGGCGGTCGACTCCTCGAAGATGTTCGTCAGTCGCATGTGCGTGCCGCCGAGTGCGGCAGCCTGTGTCGCCCATCTAGCGCCGTCCGGCGCCCCATAAGCGGAAATCTGCACGCTGCCTCGCAGCGCTTCGGTGCGCACGCGACGCCCCTCTGACGGCTCAAGTGTAGCCATGGCCCCTCCAAGCGAATGTGAAACCTGCCCCCCCGATTGTTTCACAGGTGCGGCAGGTAACGGTCGGTGTCAACGGGCGGCCCCGAGGCTGATCACACGGAATCGCGTGCCGGGGTAGACGCCGCCATCGTAATGCCAGAACGGGTCCGTCCCATACGACCCACACGTCGAGTAGGCGGCCGTGTGGGTACCCGCCGGCACCTCCTGCTTCCACGACAGGTGATGGGTCATGAACGTCCGGTTGTATTGGATCTCCGTCTGCCACAGGCCCGCGTTGTCCAAGATGAAACCGAAGTAGTAGCTGCCATTGGCTTTATCTTTAGCCTCTTCGCTTTGGAAGTCAGAGTGGACGATACTGACACACACATCCAGGCTGAACTCCAACAACGATCGGATCGGCAGATTGAAGCCGGTCTCAGCCCACCTGCGTGTCGTGTGGTCACTAGTGGGCCGCCCGCGGCCGTTGCTGGCGTCGGTCTTGTCGACAAGCACGTCACAGAAACCAGCCACCGGCTGCAGCACGTATTGGCCGCCGGACCTAGTCCCATCCGCCGAGTACAGCACCCCAGCAATCAGGAACATAGCCGGGTGCGCGGACGACACGACACCAGCAGGCGCCTGCGCCAGGCGGGCCTGCGCCTCAGCCTGCGACGCACACCGAATGAACGTACCGACACTGTCGGCATAATCGCCCCACGCCGACAAGATCGGGTCGGAAGCGGTCGGGACCTTAGCCCCATCCCAGCGGGTAGTACTCATATCCCTATCCTACTTCACCTAGCAACGAACATAGCCGACATCCGGAACTTTTTAACCTCCAGCCAGTAGGTGCCGGGGTCATCGCCAGGACTCTTAATCTCCATCCTCCACGGCAGATTCGTGCTCGTGCGAAGCTGCTGCATCCCCGCGGCACACACGGTGGTCGTACACCCAGGCTCCAACGCCACCGACGAGCTGATGCCCTTATCCCAGTTCTTTGCCGGATGGCACGACAGCTTGAAGGTGATCCACTGCGGGTAGTGGTTGTACACCTCAGCCTGCACGGCAATCCAATACAAGCCCGAGTATGTGACGTACGGGATCCCCCAACGAGGCTCAACGCCCACCCAGGCGGCGTCGTACTCGTCCCATTTCTTCGCGTTCTCTAACTTGTCCGGCTCCCACCAATAGTTGCGCCAAGAGAGTATGCGCTGATAGTTGGAAATAACCCCAACGAAATGCGGCGGCAGCGCCAACGTCTCCAGCGGCCGCCCCTGGCCGAGCATGTTCCCCCGCCAGCTCACAATCTCCCGGTTGTTCATGTTGAAACCAGAGTTCGTGTCCTGGTCGATCAGTCGCAGGGAGTCGCCCCGCAGGCGCACGTTCGTCGTATCGTAGGAACGCCTGTAGTTAACCGAAAGGTCCTTCACATGAATTCGCGTCGGGGAGTACAGCGGGTAGATACGTATGAAGTACTGTCGCGTGCCCCCGTCGGAAGCCCTCCAGGTCAGCATGGGGAGGCGCTGCCAGCCAGTGAGGGTCCGGTTGCGGGACAGGACATGCCCGTCCCGGAGGAGGTGGATCTCCACCTCCGTCACCTCATCCCTGCCGGCGTCCCCCTTGTGGCTGACATAGAAATACGCATACGGGTCAAACACGTCCCCCGCCGGCAACGTAACGTCAATCTCCCAGCAGGCGCCGTACGAGAAATCCAACGACGACGAGAAAGACCCCACAAGCTCCCGGGACGTAGCGGAGGAAATGCCGATAGAGGCCGTACTATCCCAGTCCGAGTACTTGTTCGTCCAGGCGGCTCCCAGGTCCCGGTACTCCTCAATCCACTCACCCTCATCCGCGTCGTACGCCTTATAGCCCGGCTTGCGGGCGTTAATGGACGCCGCGGACTCGGTATACGAATAAATTGAAGAGCCGACAATTTTCGACCCGAAAATATTGTTGCCCTTCAGATCCCCAACGATTGCCGTGCCGGTGATAGTGGCCTTGCCCGCAGTCAACATGTCGGTAGTCACGGACGCGAACGCCGCTAGCTTCGCCCACAGCTCTTTGCTGGCATAAATGGCATCCGACGTTACGCTGCCAGGGGCGAGCTTCGTGGCGCCCACAGCCTCCGTCAGCGACACGAACGCCACCTCAGCGCGGCAGCCCGCCGTAGCGGACAGTTGGAACATGGTCGACGTGACGCCGACATCCGGCACCCACGACCATTCCTCGGTCCGCCACCCGTAATCGTTAACCTTGTATACGGGCCGGCAAATTTCCTTCGCCGCAGCGGTCGCCACCAGCGTGCCGGAGTTGCCGGAGTTGTACCGGTACGTCATCCGCAGCACCCAACGCTTCCCCGCGGGGAACGTGATCTTCTGCGTTGCCTGCGCCCACGTCTTCGCACCAGCAGGGTTCGCGAATCGGACGCCAGTCGCCAGCGCTCCCGGAGCGCCGGAGACAGTAGCCGCCAGCGTGACAGCTTGCGCGTCCGACGCCGTCCACACAGAGGAGGGCGACGCCGCGAACAGCGGCTCCCGCACCATGTTCTCCGGGTCCACTGACACCGAATGGGCAGCAACGGCACCAAGGAACGCGGAGTCGGACGTGATCACGTCGATCACCGCCTGCGGCATCCTCGCACCACCAGTCACCATGAGCTTCGACACGGACAGGCCGCCGATCTTCGCGTCGGTGATGGACGCGTCGGCGATCTGTGCCGACCCGATCGCGGCGTCGCCGATCTGCGCACTGCCGATCGCCTTGTCGCCGATGAAGTTCGCCCCAGCCTGCGACAGCCTCCACACGGTGCCGTTCCACACGAACGCCTGGCCGAGCTTCCCGTCCCCGCCCTGCACCCACCACAGCGAGCCAGCAGTCTTGCCTTGACCGTCAGCCGGCAGTGGCGCGCGAGCGGCGATCGTCACCTTTCCGTCCAGTGACGACATCTTCGCGGTCGCCTGGTCAGCCGCGTTCCGGGCACCCAGCGCGTCAGCGGAAGCCTTGTCGGCCTTCTCGGCTGCGCCCTGCGCCGCAGCGGCAGCGCCGTCGGCCCTCTGCTTCGCGGCAACAATGTCCTGCGCAGAGGCGTCCTGCTTTGCCTTCAGCGTCGAGTAGTCGGCCTGCGCTTTCTGCGCGTCGGCCTGTGCAGCCTTTGCGGCAGCCTGCGCCCCATCCGCGACAGCCTTCACCGCGGAGGCGTTCGCGTCCGCTTTCTTTGCCGCCGTGTCGGCGTCCGCCGCCTTCTGTGTCGCGGTTTGCGCGGCAGTAGCCGCGTCCTGTGCTTTTGTGTTCGCCTGGCCGGCGAGCGTCTGCGCAGCCTGCGCTAGCGACTTCGCTTCCTCGGCGAGCGCCACAGCCTTCGCGTTATCGCCGGATTTCTTGACGGCCTCCTCGGCACGCCTCGCCGTTTCGGCGGCCTGCTGGGCGGTGGTCTTCGCGGCATCCGCCACACTAGCGGCAGCCTTCGCCGCTTCGCCCGCAGCAGCGACGCGCCCATCCAGGCCCTTCACAGTGCCCTGCACGGTGCCAACCGACGCGGCGGCAGCCTCCGCTTTCGCCCTGGCCGTCTGTGCGTCGCGGGCCGCGGCGGCAGCGTCCTTCGCGGCATTGTCGGCGCGAGTTTTCACTTCCGCGGCGGCTTTCTTCGCGTCCACCGCGTCATTCATGGCGTCCGCGATCTCCTTGCCAGCAGGGCCGAGGCGCTCGATCTGCGTGCGCTCGTCCCCGGGCTCGTCCTGCCCGTCAGTGATCGCCAGCAGCGTCCCATCAGGGTGCAAGCGAACAGTCACCATAGCGCCCTGCCACGTATACAGGCCGGGCGTCTCTCCAGCCACGTACGTTTCGGGCTTGTCGTACGGCATACCGACACGCACCCACCCGGCAGGCAAGGTCGGGTCAGTCTTCGACGTGTCAACGACACGACCTTTCACCCAGCGGATCGTCGTGTCGCGACGGTGGGACGCCTGGCTGCCCTCGCGAAGCGCCAAGTACAGACTGCCATCACTCATGCGGTCTCCTCCCCTATAGGTGGCGGCGAGCCTCCCGGCCGATCACTGTCATCGTGCGGGACACGTCAGACAGCGAGCAGGAGTAACTCGTGACGATGATAGCAACCCACTCGCCTTCCTTGATCTCAAACGCAAGGAGGTCTCCGACCTCGACGCGCGGGTCGAACGCCAACTCGATCTTCCAGGACGGGAGGCGGTCACGGACGTGAAGCGCGTCCACGTTCGCCTGCTCAACCATCTTCGACCAGGACTTGTCCGACGACAGGTCAGTAACCTTCGTCACCCTGCCGTAATGCTTCGGGTCGTACGGGGCGCCCACGTACTGCATGCCGATATGGAAGTCGTACACATAGTTCGCCTTCCAGCCGGTCGTCTTACCCTTGTCGTCAGTCTCCTTCTCCCACCCGGGCCAGAAATCTCGACGCCACTGCCAGTATGTGTCAGCCGCGTTCTGATACAAGTTGTCCTTCTGTCCCCAGGCGGCCTTCTCGCTCTTATGCTCCCAGAGCAGGTTCACTGCCTCGTCGACCTCTGTATCATGGTCGGACCGCTTGACGGCATCATCCCACGACTTATTGCCAGACAGGGAGTACGACTTCGTGCCGTTCCCCTTCGCGTTGATCTCGATCATGTTCGGCAGCCTGCCGGACGGATCCTCCGTCCGCTGCGCATCCACGAGCAGTCCAGACGACAGCGGATACGTCTCGTCAGGCACCTGCCAGTCCGTCCGTCGCGCGTACGCCTCAATCTTTCCTCCGTACCCCATGCGCACGTCAGCGCCGCACGAGTCCGCGAGCATGATCACTGACGCCAGCCGGTTCGGCGGCATCTGCAAGGACGCCATCGGAGCAACGTTACACACCTTCGGGTCTACCCAAATGTAGGTGTGCTCCGGGACTGGGTTCAGGCGCCGCATCTCCGACAGCAGGGTCCCGCCCACCCACGGCGAGTGGGGGAACGGCAGCGGATTCTCTTCCAAGTCCAGAAGCATGTCCTTCGCCGACACGGTCGCCTCCTCCGGGTTCGCAGGCGACTCCACGATCCGGAAATGCCCGAACGGGACGTCCCATCCTTCGCCTTCGCGAGGGCGGATCTCCAGCACGGGGCACAACTCCTGCCCATAGTTGGCTAGAGGGTCGGTCGGGTCCTTCGCCGCCAACTGCCTGGGGGCATTCAGGGTCAGCCGCGCGGGCGCGCTTGGGTTCGAGTCGGTCTTTGAACCGAGCTTCCCCCAGTCCAGCTGCACGTTGTACACAGGCAGATCCCGCCACCGGATCTCCCCTCCATAGCGGACATCAACACGGACACGCCACCGTGCCGGCCGGGCCATGTCGAACAAGGAAGGGCCGGGCCTCATGACGGCATCCCCGCCACAAAACGGCACACATCGTCGTATGTGCGCGCGGCGATGTCTGAAATGCTGGCGTCCGACAGGTCCGCGATACCAACCTCAGCGAACTCCACCGTCGGCAGCGGGTCCCCGTCGAGCAGCAAGCAGGGGGCGACCCAGTCTGCGCCGGCTCGAACTGTGACTTCCGCCCTCACGAGCGCCCAGCGGTTGGCGTCAGGCTTGCCGCGGACCTGCTGGGCGGGGAAGTCAAACGAACGTTTCGTGGAGTCGGAACCCGTGCCGTTCGACAGCCACAGGCCGATCGACACGTTCGACAGGTCCGAGACAGCGCCGATGCGTCGCATATAGGCGGACACTTCCAGGGTGTGACCGACTGGCACCTGACGGAAACTGGACGTGCCCGCCGTTGGGGTGACAGTCCGGACGCCGCCCCCACGGGTCGGCCGCCCATGCGGGGACCAGTCCTCCGAAACGTCCCCGCCGAGCAGCTTGTCATCCTCTGGATGGGTGGTCCCGCCCCACAGGTAAGTGACGTCCCGCCCGATGTCGCCGGCCGCGAGCTTCTCCTCCCAGTCAAGCCACTCACCCCAGGTGACGCACGGCGCCCACGACCCCATCCGGGTGCCATACATACCAAGCCACCGCTCGGTGTGGCGGACCATTTCCGACGGACGCTCCGTGACGGACAGCTCCCACTGGACGGTCCCAGCCAGGCGCGACTCGGTCTGCTGGGCGGTCGCCTTCTGCACGGCGACCACGCGAATCGGGCGGATCGTACACGACGGGATCCTGCACGCGTCACCGTCATGGGCGACAATCAAGTAGCCGGGGCGTTGCGTCAGCTCGCGAAGCGTCTCATAGTCGGCTTTACCTTTCGTCCGGTACGTGATCGTGTACGACAGCGGCTCCGCTGACTGCCCCCATCTGTCAAGGGTTCCAGCGGACGTAGACAAGGTGGTCAGCCCCGCGGAGAACGACTCCTCGTTAGCTTCAACGATATGCCCCTTGACGGCGACATGGCCCGTCTCGTCGGAGATGATGTCAGCCCCAATAGACGCGCGCACCGCGGTCGTGTCCGCCGCACCGGCCTGCGTGTACGTAGTTTCCTCGCCAATTGGCGCCAGCGGATCGCTGATGCACTCCGAGTCGGTCGGATGCCAGGCCAATACCCGATTGTTGTCGGACTTTACGTACACGGGTAGCGCGGACGACCCCGCAGGTGACGGGTTCGGCTGCAGCGACAGCATCCCCGTATGCCGCGCCGTGAAAGCCTTCATAGTCGCCATACGCTCATCTTCCCATCATTCTGTTCGCGGTGACGATGCGTCCGTCTGCCACGGACTTCATCCTGGTAGTCAGGGTAGTCTGCCCGTCCACGGTGAGCTCCAAGTTCATCCCATCCATGGCCTTGCGGAGTTGCTTCACCGACACGCCGCCGGTGGCGCCAGTAGACGGCGAGACAGCGCCAGCGGCACCGCCATCAGCGAAACGCGTCGCTTCCATATACCGCTTGATGTCGCCATCGCGGATCATCTTCCGCAACCTGTACACGGCGTCCTGCCCCCCCGCAGCGGCCACCTCGGCCGCCGTCAGGACGTGTTCCCCGTTGGACAGCCACGCCGGGATCCAGTCATCCTTCGGGCCGCCGGGGCCATGGACCGCGCCCGCGTTCGCATACCCCCTGATCGGAGTGATCGGGCCACCCTCAGCACGCAGCCAGGATCCCTTCGGCATGTGGTCGCCGATCCAATGGCCGACAGACGTGAAGATCTGCTTGATCCGAGCGGTAATGCTGATCTCTTTGTCGTGGAGTTGATCAACGTTGTACTTGACTGTCCTGACCTTGCCTGACGCCTGGTCGTTACCGGAAATCGTGACCGTTCCAGTCGTTTCGTCGATCTCCGTGTGAATGGAGTCCTTCTCCCATCGGGCGCCGGTAGCGTCACCGAGAATAGACACAGTGCCGTCACTGTTGTCGATCGTCTGAACGGTCTCTTGCAGGCCAGACAAGCCCTTGTCGTTATCGGCGTCGATGTCGATAACGCCGGTCGTCCCATTCACTGAGTCCGCAGTGACCGTCAGCGTGTAGTCGGCCTGCGCGGCGTCACCAGAAATGGATATCGTCCCCGTCATGCCGTTGATTTCGGCGGTCGCACCGTCGGCAGCCTCGGTCGCCTGGCTGGTGTCAGCAGTGACCTCGGTGTTAATTTTGTCTGGGATCAGGCCGTACTTGTCGGCGAGCTCGACCGCCTCGTCCTCGGTGAGCCCCATGGATTCGGCGGCAGAAATGAACGCGTCCCGACCGGTCTGCATCTTCTCCTGCAGCTCGTCCTGCCCCGCGCCGGCCGCCTGCGCAGCCTGAACCTGCGCGAACGTTGCGCTAGCCAAGTCGTTCAGGGCGGATTGATTCTTCCGCCCCTTCTCCGTGGTGATATCCAAGGTAGCGCCGTTCTCCTTCACGGCGTCGTTCACATTCTTCAACGCCTCCTGGAACTTGATGTCAGCGTTACTGTTGGCGATCACGGTGTCACCGTAAGTCTTGATGCCCTTGATGACCTCCTCGATCGAGGGGACGATCTGGTCGGTACCTTCCTTCGCCTTGCGAATGGCGGCATCCAGCTGTGAAGTACCGCCGGCAGCCTGCTGGGCGTTCGGGTCGATCTGCCCGAGGGCAATAGCGAGGCGAGTATTATCGTCTGCGGTCAGCCCCATTTGCTTGGCGACCTCGTTCAGGTGCGCCTTGAAATCCGGCATGGAGTTGATCAGGTCGATCATGCTCTTGTTCGTGCCATTTGTCATCTCAGACGACAGTTTCTTGAACTGCGACACAGCCTCGTCCGTACTCATACCCGACAAGGCCTTCCCTGTCGTCTCCAACGCGTCTTTTGTGCGCTGCAGGTCAGACCGGGTGTCCGCGCCGAAGGCGCCAGAGATCCCATCAGCGAAGGACGCGAGATGCTGCTGCACGGACGACCACACAGACGGCCGGCTAATGTCCGCCAGGGCCTGCGAGTACTCCTGCAGGGAGTATTTGCCCTTATCGAAGTCGAGGTTATTCATGACGGAGCCACCATGCGCGAGCGCCGACGACATCTCGTCCACGGACACGCCCGTACGTCGAACCTCGTCGCCATAGTGCTTTACACCCTCGATCAGGGCAGCAGTAATCATCATCCGGCCTGCCCGGCCGAACCCCGTCATTTCGGTAGCGACCTCGCCGAGCCTTCCCCTCAAGCCGGCAGCCGTCCAGTTCAAGGTATTCATCGCGTCCTTGATCTCAACGATCTTCGGGGCCATCACCATGAGGCCGCCGACCGCCGTCAACGCGGCCCCGCCGAACGCGGCGAAGTTGAAAATCATGGACTGAGTGCCGGAGCCGAGCTCGCCGAGCTTGTCCACCAGAGAAGTGATGTGCTGAACGACAGAGCGGACGGGGGCCTGAGACGAAGAGCCGATCTTGATCATGGCGGTCTCCCAGGAACCGCCCAGCTTCTCGATGTCACCCTTTAGGTTATCCTGCTTCAGGCGGGCCGTCTCGGCCGCATATCCAGCATCGTTGACCTTATCGATCCACCCCTGGATACCTTCGCCGCCCTCGTTGTAGAGCACGTTCGCAGCACGGATGGCGTCCGACCCGAAGATCGTGCTCATCGCCGTGTTGCGTTCCTCTTCGCCGAGATCTTTCATGCCGTTGCGCAGCTGCTCCGCAACGGCGGTGATCCCAATGAAATGCCCCTGGGCGTCATAAATGTGGATACCCAGGTCATCCATCGCATTCTTCGCGCCCTTGGAGGGGTTTTCCAGGCGCTGAAGCATTGTCTTGAAGGAAGTACCAGCATCCTGCCCAATAAGGCCAGCTGACGCGAAAGCAGCAATGGAGCCCGTCGTCTCCTCAATACTGAGGCCCGCCTGGCTAGCCACAAGACCCGACTGCTTCAAGGCGTACGCCATATCATGTACGCCACCCTGGGCCTTACCGGCGCCAGCGGCCAGCAGGTCCGCAACATGGGTTACTTTGTCGCCGGACAAATTGAACTGGACCATGGCCGTCGCGGCTGTCTCCGCCGCCTCAGACACGCTGATCTCGCCAGCTGCCGCGAGGTCAAGGGCCCCGGAAAGACCCCCCGCAAGGATGTCCTTCGTGGAAACGCCCGCCTTAGCAAGCTCCTCGATGCCAGACGCAGCCTCCGTAGCCGAGAAAGCAGTGTCGGCGCCGGCTTGGATCGCCGCCTCTCGCAGCTGCGACATTTCCTCTGACGAGGAGTGGGTGGCGGCCTGCACTGAAGACATGGACGCGTCAAAGTTGGCGGCCATCGTGCCAGCCATTCCCGCCAGGCCAAGCAGGCCCGCGCCGGCGCCCGCAACAGTCGTGCCAAGCGTCGTCCATGCCGCCCCGTTCTGGCGGGCCGAGTCCGCCAGCCCAGCCCGGCCGGTCTTCCCTTTGTCGGAGGCGTTCCCCATCTGATCGCCGGCGCCCTGAGCGGCCTGCCCGGCGCCCTGCATCGCGTCCGCGGCGGACTTAGTGGCCGCCGACGCCTCAGACATGCCGGCCTTCACGCCCGACGCATCGGCCGTCAGCTTCACTACGACTGTACGATCTGCCACCACAGCCCCTTCCGACTCTGCTCGGACACCAGTTTACCTAGTCTTCGTCGCGGGTGTCCGCCACGTAGACGAGAGCGCCCTTCTTGGGCGGGTCGATCAGCTCACCGTCCTTATTACGCTCCGCATGCTCAGCCTCCCACTGCTCCCGGGCGGCTTTCGCGTAGCAGACTTCCTGACGGACCTCGAACCACCCGTCCATCATCTCGTCCCACGCTGTGTCTCGCGGGTAGCCGCACCCGCACGGGCACAGCGAGTCCTCAAACATGGAGTACGCCTCAGCAAGAACATAGTCTTGCGGCGTCCACTCCGACGACTCACGCAGAATGCCAGTAGGGGGCCGCCCCCATTGCAAGGCGTGCTTCACGCGCGCCCGCAGCCACTGTCCTGTCGGGGCGCTCAGGACTTCGACGAGAAAGGGGCCGTGATGGTGGGGCTCTCCGTGTCGACCATCCGCACGACGCGGGAGAGTTTCTCCACCTGCTGCGGGGACGCCCTGTACAGGCCGGCGATGTCCTCGCCGGTCACGCCAGTCGGCTCCACAATGTGAGCGGCCAGGAAAGCGCACTCCATCTCGTGGGTAACCGGGTCGTCCTTCCCTCTGTGACCGAGGCGCTCCATGAGTTCCTTTTGGGCGTACACAGACATGGTCTGCACGACGAACTCAACGCCCGACTCTTTCAGGACCTCAAGCGTCTTCTGCGCCTCGGCGAGGAGCTTCCTCTTCTGCTCATCAGTCAGGCCGGGCAGTCGCGCCTCCTCATCGAGGCGGTCAATCACGGCGAGCAGATCCGTGCGCCCATAAAGCACGCACGCCTTCCGAGTCGGCTGAAATCCTGCCATCCACTGAGCGAAGTCGAACTTCTCAGGCTCACCCGCGTCGCCAGTACGATCCTCAGCGTCGACCTCAGTAATCTGCGACGTGTCAGTCATGGCTGTCCCCTTCGGTGGCGGTCAAGCGGTGCGGCGGAAATGGTAGGGGCCCGACCGGGGAGAGACCGCCAACACTCCCGGCCGGGCCCCACAAGGGGAAGCTTATCAGTTCCCCACGGTGTAGGACTTCCCGGCGGACGAGCCCTTGCCGTTAGCGACGATGAAGTTGCCGGTCTGGACGCCGGCGGGCAGCACCGCAGTGATCATCGTGGACGACACGACACGGTACGAAGCGACCGGGGCGGTCTTACCGGCAACCGTGCAAGTCACGCCAGTAACTCCGACGAAGTTCGTACCAGAAATAGCGACCGTGTCGCCGGCCTTCCTCCCGGACGGGTCAATCGACGTGATCGTCGGAGCCGCCGCGGCGATTCCACCACCGAGAACAATCTCGTTCTCGCGGGCGTCGCTAATGAACAGAGTGACCGTACGCTTCGTGTAGGACGTGCGGTCGTCAGGCTTCTGAGGCTGACCGTTAGCGACACGGTACCAGTCGACGTGGTCGCCGTCCGAGAAAGGAATCTCCGGCTTCTTGCCTTCGCGCTCGTACAGGTCGTACTCAAGGCCGGTGCGCTTCAGCAGATCCCAGGCCTTCGAGTCGTCGGAAACAACGTAGTTGCCGTCGTCATCAAAGAACTGGTAGACGCTGACGTTGCCCTCATACTCGGCGGGGCCAGGAACGGTCCCCTTGCCGGCAGCGCCGAGGACGGGCTCCTCGACGGAAGTCGACCCCTTCGAGCCGAGCTTGTAGTCCGACTTCATGACCTGCATCTCCAGGTGCAGGCCGGCGTTAAGCTCGGCGGCAGTCGGGTTCTTCGGGTCAGCGGCCCGCTTGTCGTCAGCCAGAGCCACAAGGGTGATGCGCCCATCGCCGAGCGTACGGATGCTGGTAGCCATTTGCTCTCCTATCCATGCCGCCGCCGCGGTGACGGCGTACCAGTAGATGTTGTCAGTGTATCTCAGTGAAACCGGTTGACCGCCCGGATTCGCCACATGTCCACCGCGTACATGGGGTGCTTCTTCTCAGGGAGGTTCACCTGATTGTCGCGAAGCATGGCGGAGCAGTACTCCAAGACAAGAGGTTCGCAGTGCTGCCTGCCGACCTGCAGTTCGTACCCTTCCAGGGCGGCGCGCACGTCGTCCAGGACCGTGAGAAGACGGTCCGCCGTGGATGCAACCGTCGTGACAGGCTGCAGGAAGCTGATCTCCGACACAACATTGTCGAGGGTTGGCGCATCCCCGTAGTTCGCCTTCGGGAACCCGACCAGGACGTACGGCATCGGCGGGTTGTCGATGGTGACCTCGCCGAGGTACACCGAGTACTTACAACGCCCAGACAGCGCCCGCTCCACGGCCTTCACGAACGGGGACAGCTTAATCATGACAGCTTCCTCACTATCTCGTTCATGGTGTCGCTGATCTCGTTGACGACACTGTCGTCCATGTAGTCGGCTGGGTGCGGCAAGCCGCCGCCACCACGCGACGTGCCCCAAATCGCGATGTTCGCGAGGGCGCCGCGAGGCTTCGACGGACCGAACTGAGCCTCCACCACGGCGCCGCTCCCCTTGGTGTCGTAGGAGAACTCCTGCCCAACCTTCGCGATCCCCTTGTCCGGGAAGGCCGCATAATCCTTGCGCGCCCGCTCCTTCGCCGTGTCCAGCGCGTTGCGCACAGATACCTTCACGGCCTCGGTCGCTTCACCAGCGGACATGAAATCAGCCGCCATGGCGGTGAGCTGCGACACGTCAACCTGGCTACCACTCATGCGGTCACCGCATCCACAAGGAGGCGCTGCGCGGTCGCATGCGTCAAGTTAATCAGGCCGCGGACACGGAAGCCGTACCGGTAGCCGGTCACCGTGGCGACATCGTCGACTTTGGCGTCATACGAGCCATACGGGATGTGCAGCTCAGTCTGCTGCACCGTGTACGTGTGACCGCCGACCGTCTGTGATGCGCCATACATGGTGGTCTGCTTCAGCCGACACTTTCCCTCATACACGCGCTCCAGGGTCGGCTCGTCGCGTTTCGTGGCAGGGTTCCAGTTCATAGACCCGGTCGGCCGGTCAATAACGCACGTGTCAATCATCAGCCAGTTCGCCCGGCGCCGGCGGGTGCGGATAGCACTCACGGCCGCTCCCATTCCGCGAACGTGTACGGCACGGAGTTCAGTGTGACGGGCGGCCACACCTCGCGTGTCGTGCGGAGAATCCCCACGCCAGACGGTCCGGACGGGGCGTACGCAAGCAAGGCGCGGCGTTCCGTCGCCGTCAGGAACAGGCCGGCCTCGTCAACCTTTTTGCCGGTTCCCATCCAGTCGTCAAGACGCTCCCCTGTCCAGCCTTCAGGGTTGTCGTACGCTCTTGCGGCGCACGACAACACGATTTCCTGCACACCGGGCGGGACGGTCTCGGCGGTCCATGGGTCGCGGATCCGGTCGGCCTCCTCGTTCACAAGGGAGGAGGCGCGGCGAAGCAGCCACTCCGCCCGTTTCTTGTCGGCGTCGCCAGCTATAGGCTCGCCGAGCCAGCCGGCGAGATCCTCAACAGAAGCGAGCGGAGTGGCGGCCATCATACGGTCCAGTCAGGCCAGGCCGGCAGCGGTAGCGCGACGCTCGTCCAGGACGGCGGCACCGAAGTAGGCATCCACAACGGAACGGTCCTCGGCGTACGTCGGGTCGTAGTCGCAGATGTGACGCAGGGCGAAGCCGTCCTGTGCGACACTGTCACCGAACGTGGCGCCGGCGGGAACGTCAGCAGCGCGCACAGCCAGGGCGAACGCATTCTTCTCGTAGAACACGGAGAACGCCTCAGGAAGGGCCGGCTCCTCGACGACAGTGAAGCCTCCGACCTTCGCAATGGTGGCGTCATGCAGCAGGCCGCCATTGTCGGCAGAGAACGACACATTCAGGAGGTCCTTGTTCTTGCGGAACACCTCAGCAACACCGGGGCCGACAGCGAGGGTCCGGTTGATGAACGGCACCTTGTTCTTGTTGAGGATCCGGTTGGCGCGGGCAACGACCTCGAGGAGGTTGGAGCCGTCAGCCTTGAACTTGAGAGCCTTCGCGTCAGTGTAGGCGACGCCGGCGGCGGACGGGTCGGAGGCCTGCGAAGCCTTAACGCTCGCCATAACGGCACCAAGCTTCGCGGGGATAAGAGAGGCGACAGCCTCAGCCTGAGGCTTGACGACCTCACGCTCGAAGTCGGCGAGCGTCCAGGTCAGCCACTCAGAAGGCAGGCGGACCGCAGAGTAGAGTTCATCCTCAAGCTTGACGGGGACGTACTTGCGGTTCAGGTCGCCGAACGTGATCGCGGTGCGAGCTTCACGCTGCGCGCTGCTACGGGTACCCGAAGCAGCCTCGACGGGCATGGCGACATCAACGGTCGAGCCGTAGCCGCGCTCATAGCCGGCCTCGGCGTCACGGTTGACGGTCAGAGCAATGCTGGACAGGTAGTGGAGGGAGGCAATGTCCGAGAGGACGACCTTCCTGCCGGTCGTTGCGAAGTTCGCCATTTGGTTTCTCCTTCAGTGTCTGTTCGATCAGGCGAAGATCCTGCGGGCGCGAGCCTGCATGTCCTCTTCGGGCTCATCCGCGTCGGGCGGAAGAGACGGCTGGGCGGGGGCGTTCTTCTGCGCGGCCGCGTCGCTAATGGCCTGGGCGAGCGCCTCCACATTGGATTCGATGTCGTCGGGGTCGCCGGCCGCGACAAGGCCGGCGAGAGCGACAGGCAGGCCGGCGTTAGCGAGCGCGACAACAGCGGAAGCCTGCGCGGTCGCGGCGGCCAGCTTGGCCTGCAGGTCGGCGATGCGCGGGTCTTCGGGCTTGGGGGCCTCTGCCGGCTGCGCCTCGGGCGCGGGC